CTACCCAACTGGCACACTATTTATGGTAAGACCAGCAAAAGTAAGAGAAATTCAAGCATATTCAATGGTTGATGATAATAACTTTTATGATATAGTAGAAAAAATGAATGATATGTTACAATCTTGTGTAAGAATTAAATACTCAGATGGTAAAATAGGTTCTTATCTAGAAGTGAAAGACCAAGATAGATTATATTTACTATTCTTAATAAGAGAACTTACTTTCCAACAAGGAAATACATTAACAATTCCAGCGAAATGTGGAGTTTGTTCTACTGAATTATCAATTGATCTTAAAAGAGAAAACTTTACTTTCCATGATGTTGATGAAAAATTGGATAGATATTTCAGTTTATCTGATAGAACATATCACTTTTCTACAGTAAACGGAAGAAACTTTGAATTAACACCACCAAATATTGGTCTTCAAAAAGCTTTCACAGATTATATCTTAAGAGAGAATAATGAGAAAAGAACTCCAAATCTTTCTTTCTTAAAGATTATTCCTTTTATGTTAGGTGGAAGAACTACAATTACATATGAAGGAATCAAAGCTAAACTTAAAGAGTTTGAAGAAATAGATGATATTTCATTCCAATTCCTAAACGCAGCTGTAAGTAAAATGACTTTTGGTATCAAGGAATTGAAGAAAACCTGTACGTGTGGTGAGGAGGTCCACACAGATATGCAATTTCCCAACGGAGCCTCAGGTATTTTCATTATTCACGATGCCTTTGAAGCATATATTAAAGAATAAGTTATTGCTACAAAAACATTTCAAAACTCAAGAAATATCAATGGATGAGTGGCCATTTTGGATGTTTGAAGAAAACATAAAACTGGTAAACGAAATCATAGAAGAGGAAGATTCAGAGAAAAAGAAACAAGAAGGAGAACAATCAAAAGGAATGCCGAACTTCGACGCAAACTCAATGATGAAAAACGCATCTAGTTTCTCAAGTAACATACCCAAATTTTAATTAAAATAAAAACCCACTTCGGTGGGTTTTTTTATGCAACAAAAAGGCATAAAAAAACCATCAATTTTTATTGATGGTTTTTAATTAATATTTAAATGTTATTGACCATATCCAGAAACTAGTGGATTAGTAATTGTAAAGTCATTATCAATATATTCATCAATAAAGTAGTCATAGATAAAGTCAGCTTGAAGATTCTCCATAATGTTATTAGAAGACCAGTCAAGTGCGTAACCAGCTAATTGTTTGATTTGTACGTTTTGATAAGTAACACGTCTTAATACAACACCTTTTTTATCATGTTGATTAACGATAACTGTACCAATGATATCACTCTTATAGTGTAATGAACCATTTTGAGAATTGAATACTAAATCGTACCAAGCTTTCAAAGCATTCCATACCTCCATCGAACCTGCTTGATTTACGTTAACATTGAATTTAATGTTAAATTCACCAGCGGTTTTAGTTGGAGTTGTCAAAAATTGACGAGTTGAATACTTGAATCTTTGTTCTTTGATACCAACGTCAAATTGAGTTAAGTTCATATCAATATTAAGTGCGTTTTGTAATAACAAAACTGGGTTTCTCCCTTGAGCAACCAAAATTGTAGGTAAAACGAATGTCACCTCAAATAAGTTAAGGTAAACTACTTCATCCGGAAATGTTCCAGGTCCACCTGGAGATCCTACATTTATCAACTGTGTATAATGTGGTAATGGCATATTTTTTTTAATTATTTTTTATAAGTTATATATTTTAATTTTTACTTCCTTTATCTCTATTTTGAAAATTATGTTGTAAAAAATGCCATTTCCACTATTTAATAAATAGTATATATGAATTGTAATTATAGATACTGTAATAAAGAAATTGTTTGGGGTAGACCAGATAGAAAGTTTTGTAACAAAAATTGCAAGTCAAAAGAAAATGCCATAATAAAAGAACTAAAGTCACTTAATAGAAGAAACAAGGGAAATAAAGACTTTGTAGAAAAATCAAATATTAAACATAACTATAAGTACAACTATGACTTAACAGTATATGAAAATTGTAGAAGTTTAGTTAAAATAATATGCCCAATACACGGAGAATTTGAACAAACACCAAATGCTCATCTATATGCTGGAAGTGGATGTGAGAAATGCGCTAGAGAAGCTAGAAGAAAAGAAACAATTTCAGAATAATTTCATATAAAAAGAAAACGTTTTTAATGAAAGTTTTTATTACAACCGATTGGCATTTTGGAGTATATCTAAATAACCTAGATAAATGGTTAGATATGATGGAAGATTACTTCTACAACTCTTTTATCCCATACATCAAAGAAAATTCAAAACCAGGAGACATTCTTATTCATTGTGGTGACTTATACGACAATAGAACATCTATTCCTATCATTGCATCATATAAGGCAGAGAAAATACTTATAGAGCTATCTAAAATACTACCACTACATATTATAGTAGGTAATCACGACCTTTGGAATAAAGGATCTAATGATATAAACTCAGTTAGGTTATTCAATCACGTTCCAAATGTGTCAGTTTACACACAAACAACATCTATTGACTTAGATGGTCAAAAATTGATTCTTATGCCTTGGGTAGAAAAGAGATTAGATATGATTAAAGAAATTGATAGTAATCCAGGTGATTATCTTTTCTGTCACTCTGATTTAAATGGATGTTTAATGCACTTAAATTCAGTTGCTCACAGAAATGCTGATAAAATCGATGTTGATAACTTTGGAAAATACAAACACGTTTTTTCAGGACATATTCACATTCGACAAACTAACAAAAACTTCTCTTTTATCGGATCTCCTTACCAAATGGATAGGAATGATATGGGTGATCAAAAAGGTATAACTATACTTGATTTATCAAGTGATAAAGTTACTTTTGAACCAAATACATATTCACCAGTATTTAAAAAATTCAGAGTTGTTAACGAAGAAGATATTGATAAGTTAGATGAGTTAAAAGATACTAAAGATTATATAGATTTAGCTATATCAAACAATCTTTTAATTAGTAATAGAAAGCTTCGTAGAAAGTTAGAAGTGATGTTAGAAAAAGGTAATTTTGCTTCTGTAGAGTATATTGATGATATTACTAAAGAATTAGTAGATGGTGAAGAAGTAAATGAATCCAATGACATTGAATTTGATGAAAATGGAATGGAAATATCTGTTCAATTAGAATACGAGGATTATATCAAAGAGTATATCTTGAAACAAAAATATGATAGTGATAATTTCAAATCAGGAATTGTAAATGAATTTGATGAAGTCATTAAGATATACAATGAAAATTATAAAGTCAAATCTGACTAAAAAAACCCATCTTTAGGATGGGTTTTTTGTTAACTTTATTTTTAAATCATTTGTTCCTTTTATTAATCGATGATAAGTACCCATTGGTATAAATACTTCTCCTTTTATTTCTTTAGGTAGTTCATTGTCAATTTGAATTAACCAATCTGTTTCACCAATAGACTCAATTATTCTATCTTCTCTATCACGATGCCACATAAACTCACCAGAATCGACCATCTGACTGAATTCTCTGATAAAAGTGTTATCACTTAATTTATTTTCTTGAAATGGTAACATTATATAATCTTATTAAAATTTTCAATTAAAGACTCATCAAATATTGCTACATTTTTAGAACCTCTTTCTACTACATAAAATCCATCATATCCTTTAGACTTTATTTGATTGATAATTGGATCAGACTCAACAACTCTCCAAGCTCCATTTTTTACTCTCCATAGATAATGATAAACACTTTGTTCTTTTTCTGTTATATCAAATTCCTCATCTGTGTCCGGATTATATCCTTTCATACCATTACTAACTTTGATAAACTTAGTACCATTTACCTCATCGATATAATTATTATCTATCATTTTTTGAATCACTGTAACTAAATCTAATTCTTTCATTGTTTCAATATCCATTAGATTACATAACTTAATATTAGATTTAAGTTTAACTTCAAAAACAGAGGCATCAGGAAATTCATCTTTCTCATCAAGTGAGGCAAAGTTTTTAGCAAAGTCTAAATTATTCGTTAAAAATATAGCACCTGCGAATCTTTTCTTTTCAGGTGGAAAATCACCTTTTCTGTTACCATGATATAATTTTTCACTTGTAGTAGATTCAAATAATTGATATGTTTTTAAGTATTTCATATATTACCAAAAACCGGGATAAGTGCGTCCTCCAAAAAGATGACCATATTTATTGAGTCTGCAGCTCCAATATCCAGCTTTAGTCTTATCTTTCTTTAAATGACATTGGTGTCTAGCAGCAAATGACTTTCTTGCCTTAGGATTACTAACTTTAGCAGTTAACCCACCATGAACATCACCAAAAGAAATCTTTTTAACATTTCCTTTTGCACTCTTGACATATACATAGTATTTTTTAACACCACCACGCATTGGATAATTTAATTTAACATCTTTACCTTTATATTCGGCTTCCTCTCTTATCTCTTCTATATTTTCCATAGGTAAATCTAAAGGAACTAGTTCACCATTGAACATTCCAAACTTACCAATATCAGTTGATTCATATAATTCTTTATCAACATCACATAGATTAACTTTACCTAAATCAAATAATTGTCTAGCTTCTTTGATAACTTCATAGAAAGCTTCTGAACCTGGTCTGAATATATTTTCAGTAATAGGTTTATTATTCTCTAGGTGGTATTTAAGAGACTCTGATACATTAACAGATTCTGTGAATTTTATAATCTTCATAAATTATATATTTTTTATTGATTAGCAATTGAATTTATAAAGTCTGAAATATTCATAACTTTAACATCATTTTCTGGGTTTGATTGTTCAACCTCTTCAACTTCACCACTACAAGTACAATCCTGACAACATCCACAATCTTCTTGACCATTACATTGATCACAACATCCACATCCAACTTCTTGAGTAGGTACTTGAGGTTCTTGTGAGAATTCTTCTCCTTCAGGTTTAACCCCAACTTCGATTTCGATTGTAAAGTTTTCGAAATTTTTAATCTTTCTTAGTTTATCAAATTCTTTTTTAACCTTTTCTTGATCTTCAACTTCTGTTTTAAATGATGGCTTCTCATCTTTATCAGCTAAAACCTCTACATTAAAAAGAACTTCTTGGTCTTTGACTTTCTCATCCTTTTTTGTTTCGTTAAATTTTTTAATTTGTATCATAGTTTATTATTTATTTTTGGCTTAATTTTTTTACAATTAAAGCACATTTTTCATATTCCTCTTCGGATTCCAACTCATCTTTATATTCCATAAGTTGTTTTCTATCACCTAATTCTAATTTAAGTCTGAATCTAACTTCTCTTAATTCATCCATATTATTAACTTCAGAGTCTATTAATTTATCAATAACATCTCTATCAAATTGCGACATTTTTAGAAATTGATTCCAGTTATAAACATCATTCTCAGATAGAAAGTCTAAAATATTAACAACACAAGAATCAACTCTACTAAGTTTAGTAGTCTTGTTCTTTTTCTTAGAGTTATTAAATATCTTCTTAAAAAACTCTTCGTTGATAAATTGATTATATCTGTTAATTTTCATACTCTTATATATTAAATTCACTTACTAAGAAAAGATAAATTAATATATATGTAAAAGTTTACATTATTAAATGTCAAATCATAAAAACCTATTATTCTTCAACAAAGAAGGAGATTATTTAAATTTCAACTACAACTATACGACAGATAGATTTGAAGGAGATTTACTTTTTCACGAAAACTCTTCAGATACTTTCAAAACATTAGGAATTTATATGTTGGAGAATATACCATCATTTGAGTTCGAACTACCTGGAACGCTAACCTTAAATAAATTCCAGTTATTCAATGAATATGGATTGTTTTTCTATAATAGCAAATATGAGAATCAAAGTATTAATAGAATTGAACCCATTAACAATGATCCAACATTTTATTCGAAATGGATATTTGGTGATAACTTTGAAAAGAAATTTCCAATAGGTAGTATAATTAGATTTGATTCAGTATTTTTAGAGTTCAACAATCCTACACAAACTTATACCGTTGTATCAACGAAAAAAGGAGCTGTAATGATTATAAGTTCTGTTGATAATGCAACATTTGAGTCAATGTATATTTCACAATATTCCGATCAGTCAATATATGTAGGAAGAACAATATCAGCAATAAATGGAATTGGAGTTTATAATTATATAAATAGTTTATATAGTGATAATCTTTCTTATTGGAATGAACCACAATTTTATGATAAATTATATAAAAAGAAAAAATTAAATATAATAAACTCACAATTAAATGATGGGATTTACACAGTAAAAGAAGAAGAACTAACAGATAACAAACACTTTGAATACTACACATCAGGAATGAATGGTGAAGATATAATAATTGAGGTTGTTAGTAAAACAGATTTACCAAGAATATATGATGGTGGTTTAAATATAAACCAAGTATCAAATCAAATAACATCAGGTGGTGAGATTTTAACATTCTCATACACATCAAATGTAGGAGCTAACGGACCATATACATCATTAACTTCAAATGGCGCATCATCTTCCGTAACGGGAACTGGTGGATTATTTGATGTTGTAGTTTCCGGTGGTGTTGTATCATCAGTTACAATAAATAAAATAGGTAAACAATATACTGTTGGTGATTTATTTGTTATAGATGGTGTATCTATAGGTGGTAGCACAATAATAGATGATATTTATATAACTATAAATAGTGTAGCGGATCCGATAGTAAGTGTAGAAAATAAAATATACTTCTCTAGTAGTGTTCCGGATATATTAAAACCTGGTAGAGAATTTAAAATAATAGGCTCAACAACAAATCAAAACTTCTTTACTATAGCTAATATTCCTACATTTACGGGAAACACACAAGAAACATTCTACGGAACTCAATCACAAGTTCTTTGGAATAATAAAATATATCAATGTATATTAGCTTATACTCAAAGTTTTACTGGAGCGACTCAGTTTGTAGATCCATATACAACAGAATATTGGTCACCGTCCATAAGTTATATAAAAGTAGACCAAGTAGTAACACCTGAAATATTACTAGGTGCTCAAATATACCTAACAACTGATAGAATATATTTTGGATATGGATTCACATATAGCACGGCAGCAACTTTAGCATCTGCTGCTGAAAAATATAAAGATGATTTAAAGTCATTTAATATTGATTTATTTTATGAAAATAATAAATTAAAGGCAGATTTAATATATCCGAGTAAATATGCAGAAGTAAATTTCTATCAAAATCAAATTGGACCAACATATTCAATAGGAAATGTTACACAAACATATGAGAGAGTGACTCAAGTAGAAGAGTCTGTAAACTCTGAACTAAATTATGATATATCTCAAAATATTTTGGTCAATATTGTATTTACAGATATAGATGAATATGGATTTAAAGTTATTATAAACGGACAAGTTTATCAAGAAGAATTAGCAGCGATATACAGCGGTGGTCTTTTAGATATGCAAAGAACAATTGACAGAACTCTTAGAAATTGGCTAGCTAGACATTATACAGAACTAATAAGATTAGGTATAATAGCTGATATACAATACACGGGTCCTATATTTTCACCATTTGTAAACTCAATAAAACTACAAACACAATATCCGAATGTTCCTTTAATAATAGATGATATTTTTGTAGGGATAACTGCTGATTATTATATTGAACACTCTAGAGTTCTTTTTAGTAACAATGATTATACTAATACTAGACCAACTATTGGACCAGTTTTAACTTTAACTATAAATGACGATGAATTTAGTCAAAATACAATATATCAAACCGGATCATATTCACAATATCCTGATATTCCGGCTACTTTATCAGCATGGGTTGATGAACACGGAGACTATTTAAGAACATTTGGAATTTTAGTAACACCTATAAATAATTTACTAAAATTTGATGTTAAAAGATTAGATAGGAGACTTGATTACACTATAAACACAGGCAAATTATCAATACCAGGTATTATAGACTACACAATAACTAAAAAAATAAAGGGTAATGATGGTTTACTTATAACCTCAAATGAGGTATCTTTACCTACTGATTTAGTATCATTTGAAGATGCTGGATTTGCAACAGGAATGGTTTTCTCTATTAATAATACCATACATCCTTATAACAATCAAGAGTTTGTTATTCAATTTTTGGATCCACAAGTCTTAAATTTAAGTTATCAAGGACCATTCTGGGGATTAACATCTGGAATATGTAATTCATCAGCATTTATCACATTAGCATTTGACACAGGATATGGACAAACAGCATGTGATGGACCTATTATTGGACCAACTCCTAGTGGAGCAGGACCATAT